AAAGTCTTCATCTTCTCCGAAAAGGGCGTTAAACTTGAAGGAGAAATCCCAAAAATTATCAATCTGACCATTGACAGCTTGCTCTAGCATGTCTAATACTTGTTGGCTGTATTTCATAATGGTTTAAATCCTTTCAGTTTTTTACGTTTCATCATAGTTACTACAATATCTGTATCAGGCTCAGTGATATAGAGGATACCGTTATAGTATCTTGCAAGTCTGCCATTCTGCTCTGATACATAATTAGGTGGTAGAGAAAAGGCTGTCTTTACCGTTTCATAATTATAAGCAAACGTGCCGTCTTTACGCCTCATACGTTCTATGTAGCGTGCTATTGCATGGTCTCCAAACGTTATGCCAGCATTTTTGAAATTAAAGTAAGCCTCCACTGCCTGCTGTTTCTGCTTGTCAGACAGTTTCTCTTGAATGTCCCATTTGAAATAATTGACAATCCTATTATCATGCCTCAAGGAGTCTTTTTCAGAGCGACTTAGAGCCCGAAAATCACTATAAGATTTAGGTGCTTTATTTCCTAAATTTTGTAGTATTTCAGAATACTCCTTTTTGGAGCGTTTGTCAATAGTTTTGTATAACTTTTGAACTGCATCATCATTGTAGCGATATCTTTCTCTTTCCTCATCCCGTTTCAGGAATGGGTGCTTATCAACGTAGTCTTTCAAAGCAGCGTTCTGAGTACCTATTTTGCTCTTGTACTTGTCTATCAGTTCTTTATCGCCCAATTTCTCAGCGACGTGAAGTTTTTCCTTGTTAGCCCTGATAGACCGTTCTAGCGCTCTCTGTTTAGCTTCTGCGTTGGCATTTTCTTCTGCTTGCTCTGGCGTAACCTCTGCCACATCCTCGCCCAAATCGGGCTTATAATTGGCTCCTGGAATGAACGGTGTCAGCATGTGACCGCAGTTAATACCCAAACAACCTTCTGGACGGCCGTAGCCGTAGTCTGACAAAGCAAGAATCTTCTCGCCATGCTCGGTTCTAGCGTGACCAGTCGTGACTATCTGATGTTGCAAAGGAGCGCACATTTCTCTCGCTGATGCTTTCTTTGAAAAGTAAAAGGTATCAATGCCCAGCTCTTCCGCTGGTCTCGTTCGCATTTCTCGAAAAGTTCGATAGGTTGTCGTCTTGATGACCGTCCGTGCGTAGTTGTCTACCTTCCAGTTACGCCCAGCGCTGTCCTTGAAACCTTGAAAACCTTTCTCTTGCCACTTCATGACCGTGTCAGAGATAGCCTTATCAGCCGTTGACAAGCCTGTGACCACTCTTGCGACAGATTGCTCCACAATACCTTGATAAGCGCCAATAACAGCCTTTGGCAAGGTTGTATTGATGAGATTGTGGAGGTCACCGATAGCTTGATTAGCATAATCAGCAAGAATTTCTTGAATGTGATTGCTATTTCCTGCGGATCCATGGCCTAAATCTTCCATGAGTTGTTGCTTTGTGTCCGTGTAGAGCTTCAAACCCTCATTTTCGACGATATAGCGTAGTTGCTCTTCAGCGACTCCAGAGTATTTAGAGATTAGCTTCAGGTTCTCCTCGTTCAGCATGTGCATCTGTTGCATCTTCTCAAGTTGCCAGATATACGGTTGCTTATCAAGATAGACCGTGCCACGCTCCGTCACACGTTCGACCACGTTATCAAATAAATCCAAGGCTAGCTGATGATAGATGTCTGCGACATTGCTTGCTTGAAGCAACAGTTGCTCGTCATTGAACTGGATTGGTGGTCTCTTCTTTTTTACCATGGATAGCCTCTTCTATTCCTTCTACCATTTTTTTTTCTAGTATTCTTTGTCCTGAGGGGCTTTCAAGTCCTATAAACGACCTTAGATGTTGAATTAGGTTCATTTAATCATTCTCCATAGATATCAATATCCTCTTGTGTTCGCTGACTGTTAGCCGTGTCCATCGTTTCCTGATTGATTGCCTGAATCATCTTCTTAGCGTCAAGCTCTGACATATTGAAAGCCTTTTGAATAGCGTGAGCCTTGCTGACAATGCCACTGGCCAAAGCCTTAGTCCAATAATCAAGCTCATTGTTCTTGTCAGTAAAGACTCCATCGTCGAGATTGATTGCAATCTTCTCCATTTGAGGAATTGGACCGCTATACAATCCATAAAGGCTACCAAGCTCGCAGATTGAAATAATCAACTCTTTCAAGGATTGCTCGACCAAGCTGACAATACTGTTTCTCATTTGGTAAGTATCAGAGTTTTCAGAAACGACCTCGGTCGCAGTCTTCAAGCTCTGACCGTCAAATGTAAACATCCCAGCGGATACACCTAGAAGCATCTCAAATAGACTCAAGCCTTCGTTAATGGTCTTGATGTAATCATCTGCTCTGATTGCAGTAGTCAAGTCTGTGATGCTTCCACCATCCATGTCGCTAGTAGATAAGCGCAAGTAGACATTCTGCTCTGTATCAAACCGCTTGACAAGCTGGGCGTCTCCGTCAATGTTGACCATTCGAGTTTCTGTAAGGTTCTCAGGAACTGCCACTCTGCGTTGGCCCATCTTAACTTCCCACTTGAATTCGTCGTAAGTCGTGTTGATGAAATCAATCGTACTCTTGGCGTTATCGAAGATAGACAATCCGAGAGGTGAATTGATGTCCTTGTTGTTCATTCCAGGAGGTTTTAGGTAAGAAAAAAGCGGTCTTGTTAGACCGTCAAGTTCAACTTGTTCTTCTAGATCCTCGTAGACTTCAGCTAGAGGAACACGTCCACCTACTTGTTCAGAGCTTCCAGACCTGTATAACTCGTTTGAAATGATGTACTTTCCATCCTTGCCCCACTCGTGAAACTCAATCAAAGTGTAGTGGATGTTCTTCTGACCTGAAGCTTTAATCGTTTTAGTAACAATAGCAGCGCTTGAAATGTCTTGCGTGTTAGATTGAAGTGGTAAAAAGACTGGCGCTTGAATGAATGACACTCGCACTCGTCCATTATCCACGTAAGGCCTCATAGCAAGACCGCCCAGGGCTAAACAACTCTCAAGATAGCGTTCAAAATTCTTATTGAAGCGGTCATTCTTCAATGTTTCTTGAATGAATGTATTTGCTTCTTTATCGTCCAATTTAATCGAAGCCTGCTCGTTAAAGACCAGACTGGCAATCTTTTTGACAGCGGTCCGAGCGATTGGCAAATGAGTCGCTTCTCTTTGTTTCTTGATACCGTCCGAATTCGTGTATGTTATCTTCTCAATGTTGCTCTGATAGTATCTTAGGTTCTCGTTGATCCGACGATACTCTGCGCTTGTCACTGCGATTTTAGGATGGTCTGTGATACTTGCTAGACTTTCTGTAGTCATTGCGTACTGTCCTCTCTTCAATAGATTTTTGACAAATTGAATAATGCCCATTTATCGGCTCCTTATTGCTAAAAATTAGCGTAACGCTTATAGAATACGTTCACACTATATCTGAACTCGTCCATTGCGTGGTTGTCTTTATCAATTGGCCGTCCGTTATCATCTCGACTATAAAGACCTATCTCTTTTAAGAAATAGTAATGGTCGTACTCTTCCTCAGAGTGATTGATAAGCAAGAACTGACCTGAAGATATAATGTTCTGGCCACGTTCAATCCCTACCTCGATACCCTTCGCCTTGCTGCTGACATCATGCGCGTTGTTCAAGGCTCCCCTTGTCTGAATCCCTAGCTTATGCAATTCCTCTCGTAAGGATCTACACGCTGGGTCAATCCAGACATCGGTATAGCGCATTTGATACTTGCTAACGCACCATTGAATGAACGCTCGAAGCTCGACCGCATAAGTAGACATGGCTTTAACTTGACCAGTCTCGGCTCCACTATGGTAGTAATGAGCTACACGGTTTAGTCTAAAGAAGGTCTTGCCATCCTCTCTATGTTTAGTAACAATGTTACATGACATCGATGTGGCGTCAGATTGCCCACCATCGCCGTTGAAGTACATTTCCATAGGTTCGCCGACTAAACTATCCTTGATGTTCTTATCAAGATCAAATAGGCCATAAATAACGCCCTGAGGCATCACCCTCTGACCAAGTACGTCTCTCTTGTAAAGATAAGGATTTTTCTTAAGCGATTGAATAATAGATTGCTTACGCTCTTCAGACAGAATCGGATTGTCGTCCATGGTCCAATGCGTCCAGCGTGTGTTTTGAACGTCAAATACATCCTTAATGACTGGATGTTGTGGAGCTGGAGGGTTCAGGTCAGCTAGATGATAGCGTAGTTTAGCAGCCCACGTCCGTCTGAATGCTTCCTGGATAAAATCCATATTCAGTAGGTTGATTTCACAAAAGACCACTGA